GCCCTTGTGGTAGACGCTGCCGGCGACGCGGATCGGCTGGTGCGCCGAGCGGAAGTGGGTGTCGCCGCCGACCTTGAGCGCGATCTCGCCGCGCAGCCGGCAGAGCCGCGCCAGGTCCTCGCCGGTGGCGGGCTCGGTCAGCTTCCACCAGGCGTGCAGCTTGACCGCGCCTTCGGGCGTGCGCCCGCCGCTCTCGATGAGCAGCGTCGGGCGACCGAGGTGGCGCACCAGGTGCTCGAGCTTGGCGGCGATGTCGCCGGCGTCGAGATCGACGACGATCGCCTGCATCTGCAGCACGTCGGCGGACTTCGCCTGGCCGGGCTCGGCGACGGTGCCGGGGATGACGTAGACCGCGGCACCCTCGCGCCACGCCCAGGCGGCGAAGGTGGCGAGCTTCTCGGGGGCGCTGGCGTCGGCCTCGATCCAGACGTTGTGCGGCTTGCCGTCCTTGCCCTGACCCTTGTCGACGAAGCCGCGCACCGGGATGAGGCCGTCGCAGTAGCCGAAGACCACGTCGAGGAAGGTGGCGATCTGGCCGGCGTCGGGCTCGATGCCGAACGGGTCGTCGGTGAGGGCTGCGTCGTTGAAGTCGCGCCACGGGTTGAAATGGATGATGGTGTCGTCGGTCATTGGCTCAGGCTCCAGCAGCGCTCGGCGTAGGGGCAGAAGCGGCAGTCGAGGAAATCGCGGGTGGCGGCGACGCGGGGCAGCAGCTCGCCGGCGTCGGTCGCCCGAAGGATGCGGACGGCGCGGTCGGACATCCGCTGCGCGAGGGCGGCATCGAAGGGCACCAGCTCGTGGTGGAGTTCGGCGGTGTCCTTGTTGATCGCGGTGAAGAGCGCGGGCGCCGCGGAGATGCCCGGGACCGTCGCCTCCATGTAGGCCTGGTAGAGCGCGATCTGTGCGGCGTAGACCGGCTTCGCGACCACCACGCCCCTGGCGACGGTGTCGCGCCAGTTCTTCGCGTTCATGGTCTTGCATTCCCAGAGCGCGGGGAAGCGGAGCCCGAGCGCTGCCGGCGCGGCGGCGATGATGCCATCGACATGCCCGCGCACGCGACCGCCGGCGACCGAGAAGCCGAACTGCTCGCCGTCAGGCTGGTTGCCCTTCCGGGTGTAGAGGTCGAGGCCGGCGGCGCGCAGCCAGCGGATCGCGAGGTCTTCGAGCACGTGACCGATCGCGAAGATGCGCAGCGACCGGCCCGAGAACTCCTCGCCCTCGTCCTTCGGCGTGGCGGTGAACTCGAACTGCAGCGCCCGTTCGCAGGCGTGGCCGAGCCGGGAGCCGCCGAGATAGTCGCGCGGCGGCGTCGCGGCGCGTTCGGCCTCCAGCGCGGCATCGACCAGCGCGTTGACGCGGTCCGCCATCGACGGCCTGGGGTTGAAGTCCAGCATCAGAACGGCACCTCCGCCGACCGCTCGCCGGCGATCCGGCTCATAGCCTCCTGGAAGGCCTCGATCGTCTCCTCGACGATCACGGTCACCTCGGTCTCGGAGAGATCGCCGAGGCGCCTCTCCCAGCCGATCTCCTCCATCATCGTCGCGACCCGCCTGAGGGTGATGGCGATCGCGAGCCGCTCCTCGCTGGTGGTGCCGAACATCGGAAGCCCTCCTGTGGCTTTGGCGCGGCGGGCATGTGCCGCCTGGCAGGTCATCGAGCAGAACCAGCGGCGCCCGCGCGGCCGGATCCTGGAGCGCGGGTCGAAGAAGCCGAACCCGGCCGCGGGGCGGGTGCAGACCGCGCAGGGGACGAAGCGCGGATGCCAGCGGCGCAGGCGATCGGCCGGGGACGAGACGAGAGGGTCATGGATCATGCCGCCCGCCGGTCCGCAGGTGTGGCGGACGTCACCAGCTGGCGGATCGCCCGCCGGTTGAAGCCGAAGGTGATCAGCGCCGAGGCGCGGTAGCGGGTGAGCGCGTAGTCCTGCCGGTGCTCCGGGGCGAGGTAGCGCAGCTGCTTCTCGGTCGGCGGCTGGCCCAGCCAGCCCTTCGACTTGAAGGCGCTCTCGTCGGTCTCGTGCTCGTTCAGCCAGTCGTCGGCGGCGGCGAGGCAGATCGCCCGCTCGCCGACGCCGAGCAGGCGCGTCGCTTCGCCCTTGGCTCCGCCCACCGCGTGCCAGCGTCCCTCCAGGAAGAACACCCCGCCCCAGGCGTTGAAGCCGTTCGCCATCAGCGCCGCGTCGTCGTCGAAGAGGTCGACCCAGGCGAAGCTCGACCGCTCGAGCAGGTCGATCTCGGTCATCAGGAAGCCCGAGAGGCTGCCCGGCTGCGCCGCGGACTCGCGCTCGCCCTCGCGCTCGCGCTCGTCGGCACCAAAGGCGTGGCCGCAGAGCGGGCACTCGCTGGCGGCGAGCGGCACCTTTGCCCGGCAGCCGGGGCAGTCCCTGGTCGGCGCCTCGCCGGTCGCGTCGTGCCCGGCGAGATCGACGTCCTGCTCGAGCGTGCCATGGGTGAGGCTGGAGCAGCCGAAGTCGAGGACGATGCAGTCGGTCTTGACGACCCCCGGGTGCTCGGCGGGATCGACCGTGCGCAGGCCGCGGCCGACCATCTGGATCATGGTCGACTTGTAGGAGCTCGGCCGCAGCAGCACGACGCAGGAGGTCGGGGGATGGTCCCATCCCTCGGTGAGCACGGCGACGTTCACCACGATCCGGACCCGACCCGAGGCGTAGGCCGCGAGCGCCGCCCGGCGCTCCTCGGCCGGCATGTCGCCGTGCACCAGCAGGGCGGGCGCCCCGGCGGCGGTGAAGGCGTGGGTCACGTTGCGCGCATGATCGACGGTCGAGCAGAACACCACCGTCTGGCGGTCGCCCGCCTTCTCGCGCCAGTGGCGGATCACCTCCTCGGTGATCGGCGCCCGGTTCATGATCCCGTCGACCTCGCTCATGTCGAAGTCGTCGGCGGTGCGGCGGACCGCGCGCAGCTTCTCCTGCACCCCGAGGTCGATCACGAAGGTCCGCGGGCGCACCAAATGCCCGGAAGCGACCAGCTCCCCGAGGCGGACCTGGTCGGCGACGTTCGAGAAGACCTCGCGCAGGCCGCTGCGATCACCCCGGTTCGGGGTGGCGGTGACGCCGAAGATGCGGCATTCGGGATTGGCGTCGCGCGCACGGTCGATGATCCGGCGGTAGCTGGCGGCGACCGCATGATGCGCCTCGTCGATCACCAGCAGGTCGAGCGCCGGCATGGCGGCGAGGTTCGCGGGCCGCGCAAGCGTCGGCACCATGGCGAAGGTGGTCTGGCCGCCCCAGTCCTTGGCGCCGGCATCGACGACCGACGTCGTCACCTCCGGGGCGACGCGGGCGAACTTGGCGCGGTTCTGCGCGGTCAGCTCGTCGCGATGCGCGAGCACGCAGGCCTTCGCCGCGCTGTCCGCGATCGAGCGGGCGACGACGGCCGAGAGCGCGATCGTCTTGCCGAACCCGGTCGAAGCGATCGAGAGCGTGTTGCCGTGCTCGTGGAGCGCAGCGAGGCTGCGCTCCACGAAGGTGGCCTGGCGGGGGCGAAGGCGCATGGACCTACTGCGCCCAGGCGGGACGGACCGGCGCGCCGGCGGGAGCCTGCGGCCGCGGCGCGCTCGGGGCGTGGGGGACGCCCGCGGCCGGCGCCGGGAGCGCACCGGCCGGGACGCCGCCCATCAGCTGGGCGTAGTCCCGATGGTCCGGCGTCACCGCGCTCCGGATCTCGTTCTTCGCCTCGCCGTTGGTGTCGTCGCCGACATCGATGCGGGCGACGAACTCGATGCCGTCGAGATCGGCGAAGCCGCCGATGCGCCGGGCGGCCTGCGCCTGCGGCGAGGCGTCCCGGGCGGAGATGCCGCGCGCCGAGTTCAGCATGCCGCGGACGAGGCTCCGGCCCATGTTGGCCCAGTCGGGACCCTTGGGGCTGTAGAGCCCGATCAGCGTGAAGATCTTGCGCCGCGCGTACGGCCCCTCGACCACGGTGAACTCGCCGTTGAGGTAGACCGCGCCGCTCGAGCCGCGGCTGGCATAGCCGCCGGTCCAGCCCTGCGCCGGGTCGTCGAAGCCGCCCGGGCGGATGGTCAGCCGCACCCTGGCGAGCGTGCCCTTGGGGATGAGGTTGGCGTTGTCCTGCGCGGAGTTGAAGTCGTTCCAGAGTCCGGTCATCGGGGAGGCTCCTGTCAGTTGCCGTGGGAGGGGGCGCTGTCCGGGGCCGCGGGGCCGGCGGACGGTGCGGGAAGCGCGAGGGGCGTGTAGGTCAGCCGCAGCGGGGCGGGCTGGACCGGTCCGTGCACCTTCTCCATCAGCCGCCCGAGATGCGGCGCCTCGATCATGTCGAGGCGGCCGGAGCGGTCCTTGGCCGGGAAGCCCCAGGGGTTCAGCGTCTGGCAGACGAAGGCCCGGGCGGACTTGCCGGCAGCGTCGGGCAGCTCGGCCATGGTGATCACCTGATCGACGATGCCGGGCAGCTCGAGCCCGGTCTTCGAGCCGTCGATCTGCGGCGAGAACACCTTGCGGTTGAAGTCGTCGAGCTTCTGGTCGAGGATCCCGACGAACCAGACGTTCTTCGCCCGGGTGTGCTGGAGATGGGTGAGCCAGCCGATCATCTCGCGGCCGTGCAGGCCGTAGGCGCCGCGCACGTCGGGCTTGCCGGTCTTCTCGGAGATCGCCTCGGGCTGACCCTTGCACCACTGGAAGCAGAGCCGACCGGCGACGGTGATCGAGTCGATGAACACCGTGGCGTAGCGGTCGAGCACGGCGGGGTTGCCGAACTTCGCGCAGACCGCCTCGTAGTGCGCCTGGCTGTAGGGCTGCTCGTCGCGCAGCGCCGGGTTCGGCCCGCCGATGAAGACCGCGAAGTCGCGGCACTCGGTCCAGGTGCGCGGGCGGATGCTGTCGCCCTCCCAGCCCTCGATCGCGAGGTCGCCGGCTTCGAGGTCGAAGAAGAGCGTCGCCCCGGCGTTCAGCGTCCAGAGCAGCGAGGTCTTGCCGATGCCGGAACGGCCGAAGATGCAGCCCTTGATGCCGCGCGGCTCGGCCAGCCGCTGGTCGGCGGTGACGATGGGGAGCGCCATGGGCGCGTGCTCCTTCGCGGTGTCGATCGTCATGGTGTGTCCTTTCGTGTGGGGTGGCTGCTCAGGCCGCGTTCGGCAGGCGCGCGTCGAGGATCGCGTCGAGGCACTGGCCGAAGCTCCAGCCGGGATCGTCCCCCCGGAAGGCATCGGCACAGACGCGTAGGCTTCGGGCGCGGTCGCTTGCGGGTGCACCGTTCCCGTCAGGAACGGTCCACTGGTTCCCGCAATTGCCGGTGGTCGAGGCACCGGTCATTCGCCGACGCCATCCGCCAGCAGCTGGATGGTGAGCTGGCCGGGCCGCACCGTGCGCGCCGGCTCGAAGCCTTCCCGGATCGCCCGCGGCCAGGCGGCGTAGTTCCGCTCGGGGACCTTGAAGCTGATCTCGACGTACTCGCCCACGTCGTCGCCGGCGGCGCGGATGCGCTCGACCATCTGGCCGAGCTTGGCCTGATCCCAGGCGATCCGCTTCGGCAGGTCGGCGACCACGGTGATGTCGCCCTCCCTGAGGCGCACCGTGCCGGTGTCCTTGCCGGCGGCGCGGCGGGCTTCGGCGGCCTCGGCGCCGTACTTCAGCAC